TTAAGTATTTCTTGTGGAGCGTATGGGTTTTTAATTTGTACAATTTTATTTGATGAGATGCCAAACATCTTCATCATTATTGCTTTTTTTTCTTTAAACCCAAATGGAGATTTTTTATTATCGGTTACATCAGAAGTTCCTATATAAACACTATCCCTTCCGAACTTCTTAACCAAATGGTCATACGTTGCGTAATGACCCTTATGAAATGGTTGAAAGCGACCAGAATAGACAACAACTACTTTGTCCATTTCGGTCGCTTCTCCCAATATTGTTTCTACTAAAAATTTTGTTAATCCCATCATATAGTTTTCTTACTATATAAATATTGAGGATTATTAATTTACAGCTTTCACCTCTTGAGATGAAGGTTGTGTAGATTGTAATCTTTGCTGCCTTCTAGTTGGTGCTCCCGGTTGGTATTGTACCAATCCTTCTTGCAGATTTACTCTTGCTTGAGGATATTTTTCGTCTAAATTATCTACAAACTCTACTAATTCTGCGTTTTTTACTTTAAATTCGGCATCAAGTTGAATTTGAAGTTCATCTAATTTTTTAGATTCTTCATTAAGTTCATTTTTTCTAACGTAGATTTCTCCAAATTTGGTAACGATATTGGCTATGTTACCGTTTAAATCAACTAAAGTTTTTAATGTAGTTTCATCTAATTTAATAGTTTCAATTTCTACATTTTGTTTTTGTGGAATTTTATCTAATTCACTCATAGTATTTTATTTTATTGTTTGTATATATAAGTATATTATTTTTTTATTTTTCGAACACAGAAACTCCTTTTTTCTTTACAACCTCACCGGCGCAATAATTTCCCCAATCAATCGATGCTCCAATATCTTCCGAATTCAAATATCGAGCTACAAATCCGGCAACAAAAGTATCTCCTGCGCCACTAACATCTGCGTTTTCTATTGGTATAACTGGATATGTTGTATGTTTATAAGTTGTTCCAGTTTTATCTAAAGTACATATAATTTTATCAAACAACCATTCGTTATCCCGTATTACATCTTTATTAAGAGCCCATTCCAACCGATTTACTTTAATAAATGTCAAATCTTTACACCAATCTCCTAATTTCTTTTTGGTATCTAAAATAACTAAGGGATGTAGAGATGCTATTTTGGATATATCTTCTTCAGTTAAAAATCCTTTACAATAATCTGAAATTATAATTGCATCGTATTGAGATATATCAGATAATTGAGATATATCAATTCTATCAACCGAATCGTTTTCATCCACTCTTAAATAGAGTTCATTGGTGGTTTGATTAACATAACGAGTTTTTATAATACTACCATTATCGGAAAATATATTTGTTTCAACACCCATTGCTCTTAAATTATTTAGAACATTGGATGCCATACCCAATCCATAAGTTTCACTAATGGGAACAAACACAGGACCATTTCCTTCTGGTGATTTTCGTTCAGATGTACCATACACAAAAATATCAGTACAACTTTCTCCTATAACTAATACTCTATTCATTATCTAAAAATTTTGTAGTACTAAGACCATCTATTCTATTAAAGAATTTTATTTCTTTTGCATGATTACCTCCGATAATAGGTTTATACATATAATCATCACCAATTACAAATACATCAGGTTTGTAAGTTTCTAAATGGGTTCGTAAAGAATCATCACTATCAAACACAACAATTTTATCTACATCTCGTATTTGCATCAAATTAAATACTCTCTGTTCTTCTGTATGGAAAGGTCTATCATCTCCCTTCATTTGTCTGATTCTTTCATCGGAATCAATACCTATCACTAAATTTCCTAAAGATTTTGCATAATCTATCAACTTAAAATGGCCATAATGTAGAACATCAAAACATCCATTTATCCAAACTTTTTTCATTATAAAAACTTTTCTAACTCTTTGATTACCATTTCGGATGTAATACTTTTAGTACATTCAAATTGTCTTTCAGTACCTTTGTGGTCAGGACACCAATTCCAATCTCCTGCATTTAATCTTAATCTATTAAAACATCCTTCGCATTTTCCTTTTGGTGCTGTGATTCTTATACAATCTTGCATTTCTGCCCAATCGTATGAAAATCCACTTACTAAAACGGTAGGAGTATCTAATGCCCAACTCAACCAACTTAATCCGCTTCCAATACCTATAAATGCTTTAGATTTTTTTAATTCATCCATAACTAATTCAATAGGACCGTTTGGATGTTTAATTATTCCAGTTGGTAATTTATTACCCATATAGTCATCATTCTCTTTAGATATCAATCTAACCGTATAACCTCTATCATTTAACCAATTTACAACATCCTGCCAACCAGTGGGGTTATTCCAAAATTTAGATTGAGCAGTTCCAAATACACCAATACAAATTTGATTTATTTTTTCTAATGATGGATTTTTTCTTTTTAGTTTAGGTTTTATTTCTTTGTATTCTAATCCTAAAATATCAGAACACATTTTTTGAAGTGTAACCGTTTTAGGGTCTATTGGATTTTTAAAAAGATTTATAGAATCATCATCATTATAAAATAAACCTATACAATACATTGCATATAAATCAATTGCAGTATCGCCTGGTTTTATGAATTCTATATTAGGATATTCGTTTGAAAAAAAATCATTCATAAAAGTTGATGCAACTAATTTACAATTATGTTTTTTTCTAAATTCTTCTAAATATGGAAACCAAGCTAACGTATCACCCAAAGCTCTGGAATCCAAAGCTACATAAATTTTTTTATCGTTTGCATTATAATCATATTCTGCCCATTTCTTACCATTTTCGTATATTAGAATTTTCCAATTTACAAAATACTCTATATTACATTTACACCAACAATTGTTTCCAATAGTTGAATTGAATAAAACTTTATTAGTTTCTTTATCAATAAATTCGACGAGATATTCCGCTTTTTTTTGTCCTTTAATTTCAACAAAAGGACCTTTTACAAAATGATAATGAACTTTATTTTCTATATCAATTTTATTATTTTTATTTTTTACCAAATTATCGTATATCATTAACTCCAAGTTTTAACTGTTAAATCTAATAAGGAAAATCCTTCCGCCTGTTTTGAATACACCTTGTTAGTTGTATATCTATTTTTGGGGTGGTTATAAAACACATGATTAAACCAAAGGTCACCAACATCCCATCCACAATCTTTTATTCTATCTAACCACCAACTTTTTGTTCGGTTTGGAATTAGATAGGCATGTGCTAAATCTTGATTATATGCGGTTTTAGAAAAATAATCATCTATTTTGTCTTTACCTCGTGATGGATTATCTGCTAATGAGATATAATATACATCATCTAATTCAGATATAAAACATGCTTTATGTACTATATCAACAAATTCTTCTAATCCAGTATAGATAAATGCATCTGCTTCGAATATTAAAGTATAATCAAAATTTTCAGTATCAATTGTTTCCAACGCACCTCTATGTGCTAAATAACATCCATAGTGCCTACCTGTCATCCAACCTAAACCAGCACCAGGATATAATTCACCAGGTTTATTATCTTTACTTATATGTTCTGGTCTTCTACAATTTTCAGCAGGTGCTAATCCTTCATATACTTCATTAACAATTGGTTGATACACAATTCCGTATTTTTCTAATTGTTTAATAGATTGAATACTAACCCTCTCTCGCATATCATCGGGTCTGGTTAATAGATGTTTTATTTGTATTCTTGGTTTCTTACGAATGAATGAACGAAATCCTTTTTGAACTTGTCCGTAAAAGAATTCATTTGCCGCTTTAGTAACACCAGGAAAAACAGGAATATCGAAATCATCTCCGGTTATATAACCACCTGGTTTTACTTTGTTATACCATATTTTTAAATCATCGGTTACGGATTCATAAGTGTGGCCGGCATCTATCATTATAAAATCAATACTACTATTTGCAAATTGATTAGCCGCATTTTTCGATGTATCTTTAATTATTTCAAACGTATTATAATTGTCTGATAATACTGTGTTATCTATAAATTCATAGAATATATCTCCATTGAATGCTCCAACTATATTTTGATGTAATTCTTCATCATCAGTACCTTTCCAAGTATCGATAGTTGTAAAATTTATTTTTTTATTAGATTCTTTAATTTTAGTTGCTAAATAATTTGTAGATTTACCAAACCAAGCACCCAACTCAACTACATTTGAACCTTCAGGAACTTTTTCAACAACTTCATTATATAAATCAGTATATGAAAACCATCCAGGTATTTCATTAAATTCTGGTTGAAGTTTTTCTAAAATAATTCTTTTAGTTAATTTTAAATCATCATCAATATAAGTTACTAAATTATTACTATCGTATGTATCTAAATAAGTGTGTAATTTTCTGAATATAGATGGGAGTTTATAACTCAATGCTTCTTTAACTGATAATGGATTTAATTCTAATTTAGAACTAAAATAAAACATATCACATGCTGCATAGAAAGTATCTACATCATTTCTCTCACCCCATACAACACAATTATCAGGTTTATGTTGCATAAGTGGTTTCCAATAATCTTCATAGTTCATAGCCTGATTTCCTACAAAGTGGAATTTTATTTTATACTTTTCTAACTGTCTAGCTATTTGGAATATTTCTTGTTGATTTTTACCAGGTGAAAACAATCCAACATTAAGAACATGCTTCCAATCCAATTCAAGTCCTAATTGAGTTTTGGCATTTTCTTTATCAAACTGATATTCTTCTATTGGGTATTCCCATACATCTAAATCAACATGTAAATTAGCTTCCTCAAATTTTTGTTTACTCCACTCCGATACTAAAATATATTTATCTGCATGGTATCGTATTTCTTCCGGATTTGTAAATGAACCATGCGTTGTTGCGATTATGAAATAATTTCTTTCATCTACAAATATACTATCTAATACATTTGTGGGTAAATCAAACTCAGGTATTTCCTGAAAGTGGATAATATCAGGATTAAATCCTTTTATTATATCTAATATTTTAGATTTATCACTATCCAATGTATGAATCGGTACTAATGATTTGATTCTATTTTTTTGAACTACATACGCATTCCCACCACTATTATTTATTTCAATAACTTCAATTTCAAAATCATTGATAAAGTGTTTTATTTGCTTGTATGTGTATTGCGGTTGTCCACCCGTAGAAAGGTGTGGGCAGACATAAAGTAACTTTTTCTTTGCCATATTGTAACAAATATACGAATTTATTTTTAGATTACCAAATTTATTTTAGAAAATCACAGTACCCTCAACTAAATCAATTTCTCCACTTGGATATTGTTTTTCCAAATCAGATAGTAATCCATTTAATTCTTTGTTTGTACTTTCAAATTCCGTTTCAACTACCGATAATAATACATTCATTTGTTTTATATCTAAATGTAATTGCCCAGCATTTATAATCAGTTCGTTTTTTCTAGTGTTAAGTTCTCTTAGTTTTTCTACCAATGAAACTTCTAATTTTTCAGTTGTCATAATTTTATTGTTTGTATATAAATATATAAAAATTTATAAAGAACCACTAATATAGGCCTCTAATGCTTCAACTTTATCCATTAATATTTGAACGGTCTTAGTTAGTGGTACAATTATTTTATCATACGCTAATGAATCCACCGTAACAGCACTTCCACTAACACCATAAGAAACATACCTTCTCATTTCAGGATCTTCATCTAACCATTCTGCAATAAATCCACCTTGCTTACCAATATATTCTTTTGCGTTTGGCATTGGGTACATATCATCATAACTTTCTTCACCATTGGTTTCATAGGTTGTAGTATTGGCTATTTTTAATGGAGTATATAAAACAGGTCTTATTTTTCTAATACTCTCATACGCTGAATTTGGATACTCCTCTATATTTGTTTTTACCCTTATAGTAGATGAGTCAAATATTAATTCTCTACCACCAATTCCAAATTTAGTTGTACCAGGTCTTAATCTTGCTGTTGCTACGTTAGCGGCCTGCGATGGCCAGTTAGCTCCCATAAGTACAGAGTTATTGCCAATTGTACCAAATCTAATTCCACCGGTTGTATTTTCAGTTCCAATATAACCACCATTTACGATAAAGTTATTATTTGCACCAGATAATAGAATATCACCATCCAATACTTGAATTGCTCTACCGCTTGCATTCGTATTTGTAATTCTTAATCCGGGACCAGTATTACTAGTCTTTATATCAATCATTGGGTCCGATGTTGTTCTTTGGACCTTTACATAGTTATCTGCATTAGCAACAACTAATATACCATCTTGACCAATTTCAGTTTGTTGTAATGAACGATTAAATGTTTGAGATTGTGGATTTAAACTTCCTTGGAATTCAATTAGACCATCGACAATATATCCTTCAACAACCACTTTTATATGCATATAATATGTACCAGCTTCTGCAAAATAAATAGAACTTTGAAACCCATCATTATAATTAACATACGCCTCATATCCTGCAGAATACACACTACCGTTTGCTAATACAATACTATTTAGTTGTGTTCCTGATAAATCATCAGTTGTCCAAATTTCACCAATAACTTCTACACTTATATAACCATCGAAATTAAAATCCGATTCTACTGTTAAACTATTATTAGAACCCCAATCTAAATTACCAGTTGTTGTGTATAATCCTTCAGCTGAAACGGAAAATCCTGAATTATCAAATAACTGACCAATATTAGTATAGTTGTAATACCCCGCTCCCAATTGCTCTCCGGTAAAACCAAAACTAGATATTGGGTCTATTGTTACACCAGTACCTCCACTACCAGGAACAGAAATGGTACTCTGTTTAATAATAACTCGTTGTGTACCACTTTCACTTATAGATATAACTTTTGAATTTGCGTTTAATATAATAGATGCATCTGAATCTTGGAAGTTACCTTCAACCACTCTCCAGTTACCTATTTCAGATACTAAACTATTATCAGTTTGTATTTTACCTTTAATACTTAAGGTGTTGTTATCCCAATTTATCGAAGGAAGTCCGGATGCTATTGTATTTCCAAAACGGAATTGTCCATCATTTGCCATATAGAATCCTGAAGTTCCAGCATCCAATCCAGTTGCACCGGATGAACGTATGAATCCACCCACAACTACGTTTCCAGCAAAGTTTCCGGTAGCCGCTGATATATCTCCTCTGAAAAATGCGTTACCGGCAGCATTAACCGAAAATCCTTGAGTTCTGATTGTACTACTTGCTAAATCTATAAACGTACCAGCATCAGAGAAATTACCAGCAGTATATGCGTAGTTGGTAGATGTAATAAGGTTCGTAGCAACTCGTGATGTTACAATAGCACCTGGCCCAATATATGTTATTGCATCATTTCCAGCATTAATCTTGCTGATTGCAGCCATAGCTCCTAATGAACCACTAAACACAGTCAATGCAGTTTGTGCATTTGTTCCTGATGTTGCGATAGATGAAGTTCCAGCATTAGATGCAGCAGTATTTGCAAAATTTTGAGTTGCCGCATCACCGCCGGTTACTGTAATATCTCCTGCAATTTGTAAACTACTTCCATTCCATTTAAGGTATCTATTACCCGCGCCGTTTACAATTGAAAATCTTCCAGTAGTACCACCAGACCCAATTGGTTGTTCATATATACCTAAGAATATACCAGGTCTTTCGTAACCAATTACTGCTCCACCAGGATTTAAAGTTGTACCACTTGTTCCAGAAGTACCAATAGTTGCATTTTGTCCGATAGCAATATACGGGTCAGTTCTACCTCCAGCAATTACAATATTTGCAAATGCACCAGTTCCATTTTTAGTACCAACATTAATTGTATTCTTAACATAAGATTCTTCAAATATTGCAATCTTAGCAGCAACGAAGAATTCCTCTTGTCCTAAAAATTCCCAAAAATCAGGTTGTGTATCGGGTTGTTTTGCTCCAATTAAATTAAATCCAACAGGTGGAGAAGCACCAACATAGAAAGTAGAAGTTGATGGGTTTACATAAGTATTTGGTCCAGAACCACTAACCGATGCGTAATAGTTTGTAGCTCCTGGAGTTGCGTTGTAAATAACCGCATCTCTACGATTATTTGTAGTTTCTACTTGTCCTATATAATCAGTTTGATTACTCCACTCACCTCTCATAACAATACCAGGACCAACTGCTCCCTCAAATTGTACTGAAAATGATTGTGTTTTAAATAAAGTAGTTCCTGGTCTTGATATACTTCCAGATACATACTCACAGTCTATTTGATATACAATTTCTCCGGTTAAATTAGTTTCGGGATAGTCCCAAGAAGTTATAGCCGGCATTGTTGCAGGATTTCCAGCCAATCTTGCGTTTGGTGTATTATATGGGGCGGGTAATCCTAAGTGACTAGAATACGAAAGTATTGAAACTACATATTGTTCTTTATACCCATATTCATCATACGCATCCCACTGTCCACCGGTAAAACCACCTGGTTTATGGGTAAGTTGGGTATTACCCCTAGATGCTTTTATTATATTACCAGTTCCATTAAATTCTAATTCACCGGATACTCTATATACCACCGATGAATTTTCGTTCTGCATATACGCATTGTATGGTGCAGGTGGTTCAAATTGTACCGATAATGATTGTGTTACAAATTGTGTTTGTCTATTATTTTCAAAATCTACTTTATAAATAATTTCTGCAGACTGTGAAACTGCCCACTTTCTCCAATCAGATAAATTTGGAGCTGCTGCAGGTGTTGTTGTAAATCTACTTATACTTTGTGTTACCCAATTTGATTTAGAATGTATGGATGCGGATGAAAATCCTAAATTGCCAATTAAGTTACCCAAATAATCATAATCATCTGGGAATATAGGTGTTGGATATTGTCCTGTTGTTACATTTTGTAATTCAGTAGTGCCCTTAAATGTATTTAAAGTTATAGCCGTTTTACTTAAGTTTTTTGTCCAAAGGTCTCCTGTTATTGCTGCGTTTTCATTTGTACCAACTACTTTATATGCATCGGCTCCCGCTTTTACACCAGCAATTGTTAATTGACCTTCTGCTCTAACATCGGATGCTAATAAACTACCTATTGATGGAGCTTTACCATCAGTAACTTTTACTTTCCATGTTTTATTTTGTCCAGGTCCAACTGCATCGGATGCATCAATTGATATAAATGCTTCTTTTGAACCAGGAGATGTCTCTGCAATAGGACCATCGTAATAAGTTTCAGTACCGTCTTCTTCAATAAAGAAAAAGTAAAAATTAGGTCCAACTTGTCCCGCGCCACCAGAAGAACCAGTTACATTAAATGCAGTTGCAGTTAAATCTATATTACCATCAGGAGATGTTTTATAGCCATCTCTATCGAAGTTAACTGTATATGTTGATGCTTTAAAATCAACAGAACGAGCATTTGGTACTGATACATTTTTTGTAAATGTTTGAGTACGAGTAAAAATAGATGATGTATATTCATGCCCACTTCCTAGCGCAAATGGATATACTTGAATTGTATATAACGCACTAGCGGAAACGTATGGAAAATCAAATCTATTATAATTTATTGTTGCAGTACTTAGTGAAGAAGATGATAATGAACCAGTTCTTATGTTCCAAATTGAACCACCTCTAGTTTCAATTGAATTAATTCTCCAAGTACCAGGTAATATAGATTGAGTTGTAAATCTTAAAAAGTCCTCCCCTTCTTTAACTTGTATAGTAGTATTTGCCGGTGCATATCCAACCGGAGTAATAAACCCAACTTCATCAGCTGTTAGTGTTGTGTTTGGCGGAGATATTAATATTTGAATTGGCGGTGGCCCTTCTAATACCTTTGTATATGGTTGAACTACACTTGCAGTATAAACCGATGATGTATAATATGGACGTATTTCCAATGGATATGTAATACTACCACTTAAATTAATAAACCCAGAGGATGCACTAATAATTAACGATTCGGTATATGCATTATCAAAATAAACTAAACCACCGGTTACATTTGATGCAGTTATAGATGATTGTGCGATGTGGAATGTACCAGGTTTTCTACTACCGGTAAACGCCAAATATCTACTACCTTGTTTTAATTTAATATCGGTAATAGATGGTTTAAAATCATTAACAACACCTCTCGAATTTGCAGCCAATGTTACCGCCGCTGGGTTTACTTCAAATACAATACTCTCATCTCCAGGCTTACCTTCGGGTACTATTGTAAATAATTTATCAACCGATACCGATGCCGAAGTCCAAGGTTCAGTATAAACAAAGCTTGTTATTAATTGCTTGCTTTGAGATACTGCCAATCCCAATGGGTAAGTTGCTGCATTTCCTCTAGATGGTATTATATTACCAAATTCATCGTATGCTATAACACTAATATCAGGATTACAACTATGAGTTATATAATTTACCCAATATTCAGGTACAAAATCTACATTGATTGACATCGATGGATATACTTCAATAGAACAACTTATTGGTTCATCAAATCTACCTCTACGGAAAAATGATGCTGTCGCGGATGAGAATACAGGTTTGAATTTTGTTTCTGTTCTTGGATTAATTGTAAATGTATCAGCATCATATAATACAACACCAGCATCTAAACCATCCTGTAAATCAGTTAGAGTTAATACAGTCAATACCGATGCGGATGGGGTTGGTGAACCAGATGGTATTAGATATAATGTTAATTGCCCTTCAATAGAATCTCTATTAAAAATTGCGTTATAATTTAATTGACCAGAACCAGTTGTACCAGGTTGTAACCCTTTTATAAATCCACTTGCACTTGCATCATTAAGTGTAAGATATTTTGAGCCGGATTGTACGTGAATTTGAGGTGCTGACCTTCCTGCCGGCAACCCAGCTCTAAGTTTAATTTCGTTTACACCATCGATACGAATTGCCTGAACTTCTAATGAACCAGACGGGTCAGAGTTTCTTATAAATTGACCATTGTAAGGTCTTAATTCATAATTTACACCACCCTTACCATCAATTACCCTTGTTATTATAATAGAATCTTCAACGCCCTCACATTCGGCAGTGTATTCTATATATTGTACAACAACTTCTTCTAAACCGGGGTCTCTAGAACCTGTAAAGTTTTGTACTGTCAATCTCACCGTATCTTTATCGATATCTAACAATTTACCAGGAAATTGCCAATGAGTAAACGGTGGTGATACTAAAGAACTACTCAATGGAGTTGTAGCCCAATACGAAGTATCATACATTGATGATGATAATTCAGTATTAAAAAAATCAAATGAACGGGATGTAAATGTAACAGATCCTGTTAGGAAATTCTTAATAACATCTATAAAAATTGTAGTTGGATTTACAGGATTTCCATTACCGGAACCAGAATCAAATTGGAAATACAAAGATGATGGTACTAATTCTAAACTTTTATTAATACGATTTAAATTACCACCATCGAATGTTTTTGTTTCAGTTACAATTACCGGTATGTAATTATTATTAATATCATAAAATTGAAATAAAAACTCAAATGTTTCTTTTGGCAATGTTCTTGGTATAGGTTGTATAAAAGAAATTTCATTTGGTGAAAATGATGTTTCTTGCGATGCTCTCAAACTAATATCAGCTAAATGCCAACCAGCACCCTTTACTTCAACATATAATCTTGCATTCGAAAATTCTTGTGATTTAAAATTAGCAGTAATGCTCGATTTTTGTAAAACACTATTATCAGATGTTACTTTTAATATTTCTTGAGATACACCAGATGATACACCATTATTTATTCTAGACCCACTAATGTAGAACTTAATATAATTTCCTGGAGATAAGTTTTGTAAAAGTTTTACATTAAAATCTAAAGTGTATTCAGAATTTGTTCTTATATCAATTGATTTTGATGTAAAGAATTGATGTGCATTTGCAGAGCTACCATTTAATCTAACCGAGTTGTATAGGAATGTTTGATTAAACTGCGTTGTTAATTCATTAGATGATGTTATCCAATAATTTTTAAAATTAAACGGGTCAAATATACCGTAAAATTCTTCATTTTTTGTAGTTGATTCTAAATCTTTTAAAATCTCATTGGATTCTAATTGTATCTCCTGTATAAACTGATAATCCGCTAAATCTGATTGAGACCTTCTATATATTTTTACTCTGGCCACATCACCAACAAATGTATCTAAATCCGATATTAATATTTTTGCAAATGAACCTGTTAATGCGGTTTTAAGATTATCCAACCCCTCTACATAATTAAAAGATGCAGTATATCGTTGGTTTGAAAAATCTTGAACAATACCATTTATAGTATATGGTGTTTTTACCGTTAAATCGGTTTTACTAATAACATCATCGGCTAAAGTAAATAACCCCAAATCCGTAAGTTCTATGGTAGTACCAACAACCGAACCAGTCCAAGCTCCACCATCGTTTATTTGTAGTAAATAATTTGTTGGTAAAGAATATTCGGATAATAGTTGTCCTTGCTCTGGAACTTGCGCAAAGCCATCCACTCTACCCTTTTGTGTAATAGGTGTTACTATATTTGAAAATATAGGTTTTACTATTTCAGTTATGGATACTTCAGGTCTACGATAAAATCTTACTTTATCTTCGTTTGAAAGTAATTTGTTTATTTGAAATTCCTTTTCCCATTTAACATTGTAAACATTTCTCCATTGTTCAGGTATATCTTGTACTATACCATTATCATCTACAAATGTTTTTAATTCACCTAATATAGTAATCTTAGCTTGTCCTATTGGAGTATCTTCATAAACATATACAGCAATCAATTTAGAAACACCTTCATAATATTCGGGAACACCATTACCAGGTTCATAATAAACAGGGTTTCCGTTTACATCTAATATTTCAATCTTAATTTCAGTAGTTTCCTTTAGATGTTGAGAACCTTCAATTAGGAAACCATTTTTACCACCAGTAAATGTATCTTTGAACTCGGTTACTCTAAAATATGTAGAATTTGGAGTTGTATCATTTATATATGTCTGAAATGTTGTTAAGTTTTGTGTTAAACTTTCCGGAAATTTCTTTATTATCGCCATAATTTGCTTGTATTATTCTATGATAAATATTTACATAAATTTTTTATGTTTATAATTATATTAGAATTCTAAAGAAAACTAAAGAATGTTATGAAAAAATACGCTATGATACAAATTGATGCCGATGTACATCAATTATTAAAGGAGTTTTGTAAAGATAAAGGATATAAGATAAGCGGATTAATTGAAACCCTAGTAAAAGAAAAAGTGGAGTCTTCAAAGAAGACCCCACCTAAAAATGTATTACCGGTTACTAAAAATTAATCTTAGAGAACCCATCTACTTTCTTAATTTCAATAAGTCCATCTACAATATCTCTCATTTGTTCTAAGTGAGAAATTACCCAAATAAAATCAAATTGAGTTTTAAGATATTGCATCATCATAAATAAGGATGATAGGTTATCCGCATCCAATGTTCCAAACCCCTCATCAATTACTAAGAAGTTAGGTCTGGGTAGGTTACAGATGTTAATTAGAGCCACTCTAATCGCTAGACCTGATATAAACTTCTCCATACCACTACACATTTCTAGAGCCCACTCTTGGTCCTCGTAAACGATTCTAGCGTTGATGTTTTTACCATCGGTATCCATAGATATTGAAAAATCTACTACCTGTCCTAATATGTTGTTTACTTCGTTTTCAATTGCTGGGAGTGCTTTAGATATTAGTTCGTAAGGTACACCATCTTTCTTAACCGCATCTAAGTAGAATGTATATAATTGGTTTTTAGTTTCCAATTCTTTTACTTCTTCCATCTTAGCTACCATATTATCAATGTAGGTTTTAGTTGCACCTACCTCTGACATCAATTTCAACATAAGTTTATTTACATCCGATATTTGTTTTTCAATACCTTGTTTTAATCTACGAACATTTTGAATTTGTATATCTAATGCCTGATTTTTAATTATTGTTTCCTCATTATCGTTGTATCGTTGGATATCGGCGTTTACATTTTGTTTTTGAGTTTGTAATAATTCAATTTTAGAATCTGCAGTTCTGATATCACCTTCTAATCTTTCTATAACACTAATCAAACGTTTATATTCATCGGTCCACTCTTTCCATTCTTTGAATTGGTCTTCAACTCCATCTAAATTTCCCAATTGAGTTATAAGTGCATCATTTAAAATCTTTAAAGTTTCTAATTGATTACTTTGTTCACTTAATTTCTTTTCAGTTTCTTTTGCATCCTTTACGAATACATTGTTTATACAAAAATTACAGTTAGGGTCATACTCATGTTCTGCTAAATGAGATAATTTTTCTTTATTGGAATTTATGGATTGTTCCAACAATTGAATTTGATGAGTTGTATCTTTAATCTGCCCTTTAACTAAATTCAATTCAATTTGAGCTTCACTAATATCAGTACCATTGATAATAACCTTTGATTGAACCATTTCGTTTGCCTCAAAAACCAATTGTTTAGCTTCAGTTAGTTTTATGGTTTTATCAAACTTAGTATTACCCCAATTTGTTAATTCACCATCAATCTTTTTAAGTTTGGCGTTTAAATCATCTATATTTAGGTTACCTTGAATCGGAATGATTTGTTGTGATAATGTTACAATTTGTTCTTCTAAATCACCTTTACGATTTTCTAATTCCGTTTTTTCAGAATCTAATTCACCATATTCAACTTTTTTGGTATCCAAGTCGGTTTCTTTTTGTGCCAATTCTGTCGAAAAATCCGTCCTTCTAAAATTTCTGATAAGTGCGTTCACGTCCTTAATATCGTTTGTAGCGGTTTCGTACAACTTATCAAACATATCCAATCCCATAAATTGAGCAAGGAGGTCTTTCCTTTCGGATTGTGATTTATCAATGAATAGTGCATTGTTTCCTTGTAAAGATAGAGCAGTCATTACGAAATCCTCATACCGTCCTACATAAGTTTCAATTACTTGGTTTGTATCCCTTCTCTCCGTACCATTTAGGGATTCTCTACCAATATCACCATCTCTCCAAAAGTCCACATCTACTTTTACATTTCTTCCCTTATTAATAGTTCTTCCCTCTCTACGAATATGATACATTACACCATCGATAGTAAAATCTAACTGGCAATGAAAATCTGATTTACGATTATTCATAATTGCCGCTGCTTTGTATGCTCTACTGCACTTGTCAAACAAACAAAATGAAATTGCATCAAATAGAGATGATTTACCTTGAGCATTTGGTGCAAATAACCCCATTAATCCATTTACTTTGTCAAACTTAATGATATTGTTCTCCCCATAGCTGAACATATTAGAGAAGTCAAATTTTATTGGTTTCCAACTTATATTTCTTTGTAATTCAGATGGTTGTACTCTACTATTAATATCACGATTTATTTTCTCTATCCCAGCTAAGTCCTCCTTTGTCACGAAGGGTAGCATCCGTTCGATATACTCCCCTATTAAAGAGTTTTGATGGTTTATATCACTAACACTATCAACCTCCAACCTGGCCTCTCTATCGTTGGTTTTTTTAGCATTGAATGTATCAGTTCTAATGATTGTAAAATCTTCCACACCATATTTTGCAGTAATATCAGCCATCATCCGTTTTGTATCTGCAGTATCAGTATTTTTTATTCTTACTCTTAATCGAGGATACTTTGGCATATCGGTTACATCCGGTACAATACCACCATCAACATCTAATGTGTAGTATCCATAATCATTTTGGATATCAACTTCCTCATAGGTCATTGTATCTAAATCCCAAACTAAAAATCCGTGCTTATCTAAACTCTCACCAAAGTTTTGTTGTACTAAAGAACCAGCATACACCACCTTACATCCGCTTGGCGATACCATCTCTTGTCTTTTATGAATATCTCCTAATAATGCTAAATCATATCCATCAAATATTTCAGTTGTAAAGTGTCTACTACTAACCACATATCCTACATCGGTTGTAGAGTTATCAACAGGTCCATGAAACAATGCAATCTTTTTGTTTGCAAATAGAGTGTTTGCTTTAGGCCAGTTATCTTTATTATCAAATATACTAAATACTGCAAAATCAACATCCCCAATCCCATAAACTTGCGTATCTCTTAGGTATGTTAGGTTTGGTAGTTTTAATGCATCAACAATTGGAGTAAGTACATCTAATCTATCCGCATTATTCATATTACAATCGTGGTTACCCGCAATCATAATAGTTTCACAATGATTTGTACATTCCGTCAATAACCAACTAATCTCTTTCACCAATTCCGGACTCATTTCCAATTTGGCGTGGGCAATATCCCCTGCTAAATAAATAATAGAATCTTCCGTTCCTCTTTTCTTAATCTCATCAAACATAGCATAGAATACTTCTCTGAATTCTTTGTGTCTTTTGATGTTTCGGATGTGTATATCCGCAATGTGATAAATTCTTTTTAATTTACTCATATATTATTTAGTTTCGAAAGTACTAAGTCATCCCATCCGGTTTCTTTAGCTTCTTTCAATAGTTCATTTACTTTTTTAAATCCCATTTCACCAGCATCCTTATCGGTTGGTATAATATTCTTAACTTTTATTCCATTTTTTTGAAACCATTCGGTATGTTTAGTTGAATCATTTACGGCATCTGAATCTAACATAATTGTTATTTCTTTAACACCGTTTTCCATAATTTTGTTTTTTAATTTACTAAGTAAGAATTTACCTAATAACGGAATCACATTTCTTTTTACCGAAAATGAATCAAATACACCTTCGACTAGAGTAATAGGTTCGTTCCAATTTATTTGGTTTTCAAACACAATCACATCTCTACTAATTGGTGGATTCTTATATTTGTATGGTTCATCTTCGTAAAAAGAACGAGCCACAAAATAATTTAATTCTCCATCGGAATTATAAGAAGGTATAATAACTCTACCACCATACAACCCATCTTCACAATATCCTATATTATGCTTTACAATATCGGCTTGAGTAATACCCCTTTGAGAAAGATAGTACATGGCTTGATTATAGTATGGATTTGTACGGGTTGGTTTAAAGTATAATTGTTTAAATTCTTTTGGTAATTGTAACTTAGCTACATATTCTTCTTTAGAATCGTATTCCGGTTCATCTCCATAAACATCTTTAACCCTATTCAGGTCTCTTATATCCACGTTTAATTTACGAAGAAGGGAATATATACTCCTACCTTTAGAATCACACACCCAGCAGTGCCATCGTTGTGTATCTAAATTAATTTGGAGCTTCTTTTTGTGATGATTACAAAAAGGACAATGGTGAGCCTGTTCATTTCCTTTCAGAGATGAACCTACACCGAGTGTAGAATCTAATATTGTAATTATTTGTAATTTGTTCCTACCAGATAGCATGAATTGGATATTAATATCACAAATATACGAAAATTATCTGATATAACCTAATTAATGGTTAGAATTCTTACAATCCATTAGAAAATCTGCTAAAAATTGTAATTTATTAGAGATTTGTTCTCTTGGCATATTTTTGTCTACCATTCCTTTAAGGTCTACTAATGATGCTGCTGCTATTTTTAGTGCATCATCTTTTGCGTTTAAGTAAGCTTCGGAGATTCCGTACTTCTTTGCAATTTCAGGTATTGTCATAACTTTAATTTATAATATCCCTACGGAAGAATTTTCCCATAAGGTTTTCGTTTATTGCTTGTTCGTTGGCAAGTACATCGTAATGAAACTGCCATTTAATTTCGTAATATGATAAGGATTTTTTGGAAAAGCAAAACTGGATAATCTCTCTTTCAAAATCACCAGCTCTACCCTCTTTTACTTCGGACTTAATCCATTCGTTTGATGAATAGTATTTCTCCCAATCGGAAGCACTTCTAACAACTCTCTTTCTAGTCTTGCCCTTAAGGGGCTTCAATCTTCGAACTTGATTTAGGGACTTCTTCCCTATATAAA